GGATTAGCTAGGTAATCGTGCCTATCCGTAGAAAACGGTTCAGCTATGGGTAAGAAGGTGTTCTGATCTGACACCCTCGGGACTTCGAGGTAGGGGAGGGGATTAGCCCATCCCACTTCAACCTCGAAATCCATCTGCTCCTCGATATCGATAACTTTGAGGTAGTTCACATTGTATTCATCGCTCACCAGACCACGTGGGTCATACCTTACGGTGAGTTTTCCTTTATGATACGGTGAAGCAACGACAATGAAGCGATAGACAATGGTGCCCCTCCAGTAGTGGAAGGGTGCAGCAGCGAATGCCATCGCCGACATGTGTAAACCGGTGGTGAACTCGCCAAATCCTAGCGTGGAGGTCCTCACCATCATGGGGTTGACGGGGGAGGACCATAGTACTGTCTCATTCGGGCTAGTTGTGCCCCAGGTGAACTGGTGAACATAGCTTTCATGAGAGGCTATATGGTTGATCGCGAGCTCGTCTGTGCCGTCGAGACCTAGAACCCTGGGGTCAATGGTGGTCTCTTGTTTACAGTCGAGAGTTAGTTTGATTGCTGTATCGTGAACATTAGTATTTACGGTATTGGGCCTTGTTATGGCCAAGCAGGGAGTCGCTTGCTCAGGAAACGTCGGCCTCGAAAAGCCGAAGAAGCGTGCGGTGCTACCAATGGTTCTAGCGATGGACTGAGTGGCCATCGCATACTTGCCGATCCATGGAACCTTGCGCAGCTTACCTGATAAATGCTCAACTATCCCCGCCGGGCCGGATATCATCCCACTATATTCGTCAGAATACCTTGGTTCCGTGACACCAACCTGAGGTTGCAGATTGTATGGGGGGGTGGACGTGGGCATGCTGAGGGTGACGTCCGTGGCCCAGGCGAAAATGGATATTTCCACCCGGCCATTGCCACCATTGGCATGCTTGAGAGAAGTAAAAGAGTTGATACTGAGTTCTCCCATTGTGAGCCATTCCCCCCCGGGAATGCTCAAATTGTTGCCGGGTGCCACGAATGGTAGAACCATTTCGGACCCGGCGGTACCTGTAGCCGTCAGGTAAACGTGTGGTCTTTGGGACAAATTGACCAGATTCTGTTCCTTAACGAACGGGAAGTGCAAGTCGTTGAACTGGTCGTACACGTGTAAGGGGTGGTATGACATGAGGGCTTTTCCATAGTGGAAATTGGAGCCCGTCATAACCACCTTGACGTGTAAGGTGGCCCTAAGGAGGTTGAAATTGCAAATCCTATTGGACACCCTCGGGTTCTCGAAGAATGTTGCCCAAGGGTTGAATGTGACATTGATAGGATCGCCAACCGTCCACGCATATGTGGCTAATTTGACAGGTCTCTCGAAGAAATTCCCCAAGGTACTGTCGTACATGTCGTCTTGTGAATATGCCGCGCCTGAATCTGACGTCATGGAAGCGACCCAATGGTCGCTGGATTCCACGAAATCGGCATTTTCTGTCTTTAAATTTTTCTGGGTTGTTGTAGTTTCCGGTTGTTTGGCCGTGGTAGTTGAACCGATATGCTACCATGGGGTCTACGTAACCTGCGCAGTAGTCAAGCCTGACCACCAGTCGACGCATACTGACTAGGTGATTGGTATCCATGGGCTACTGGGGACCTTTTGCGCTTTGCCGGGGTCCTTGGGCGGGGAGCCCTTCGCCGGCCAGAGGGATGAGTTTAGAGCCTTCCCAGGGCGGATTGGGCGAGTTTAAGGCCTTCCCGAGGCAGATCCCCTGTATTTTTCCTTCCAGGTGGAGACGAAGACGTCATAGTCCGCCTCGAGAAACTTACAGATGTGGTCTATACCGGCCTTATACGCTACGAGACGCATCTGGGCCTTCCTGGTATTGAAGATTTCCCTACCATGATAAGCCCAGGCTCTGATGGCGCCATCGATGTTTTGGGCGGCGACTTGTTGTTTGGTACAGACTTTGGACTTGAGGTTACAATGCAGCGACTTGAAGATGCTGTCGTCATCCAATATGCCTATCTTACACTTGAGGTCCGGATTGTAGAACGTTTTCCTCTTGAGGAAATCGCAATCCTCCCCATCCATAAATGGAGTGGGGTCGGCGTTCTTGTCCGGCATAGTGAACATCATGTCATTGTCGGCTAGGAAGGCAGCGTACGAGACGTGGTTGAAACCTGCGTACCTGCGGTGAACAGTACCCTTGACGTCATCACCGTAGGTGGATATGGCAACCCACCTATCAAACTCTGCACGGGGGTACATGGAGTAGAACCCGCACCTGACTAGCAGGGAGTTGACAATGCTGTTGACGTAAACGGTGAGGTTGTGGCCAGAAGGGTTGGAACCTGAAAACTTGATAAGGTCTCCATTGTAGGCGGTGTAGGCATAGGCTATCTCCGTGGCATACCCCCTCATGATCCTCTGCTCGGTGGCGGTATAACCGCACTCTGCAGCGATCTCAATGAGGAGTCTGAAAGCCGCAAGGATAAGTTGGGCTGGCATACGGAGGTCGTACTTGGAGTAGTCCCCGGCGAAGACGCGCTTGTCGCCGAACTTCATGATGTGATTATCAAGTTCATGCCACTCGGGACTCTCTGCGTTGATGCCCACTGCACACTCACTGTGGATGGGGTACAATGAGAGCATTCTGGCCAGGGGAAGGAAATATTTCCGCACCCCCAGCTGGAGCACAATGGGTGCCCCTTGGACCACTCTCACCTTATCCTTACCTATCTTGGTGGCCTCATCCTTAAAGAAAGCTTTGAACACGAGGGTCGCTCGCTTCCCTTCAAGGAAGTTCTTTTCAGCATCTTCCACGGCATTCCAAACGGCTGGTGGGAAATCTTTGGCACTGGCGTGGTCCGGGTCCTCTATATCGAAACAAATGTTGGACTTGGGACCGGAGAGGGGGAAGCCGATAGACGTACTCATTTTCATGGCGTCAATAAAGCGCTCGCCATCCCTGCCGGACACAGTGTCCACCTTGGACATGGGCTTAATGCTTCCGCGGAGGTAAGCGCCCACTGGTGTGGCGGGGTCCAACAATCTGAGTATTTTGAGCCTGTAGCAGTTGTACGCCTTGCCCAGGAGGTTGCCAGGGACGCCAGCAGAGGGCTGACTGGAGAATATGAGGCTCTCCTGCCACTTGTATCCCTCACGGAAGGGGGGTGGACCCCACTTCTGAGAAACACCACATACGGTGTCGACGTGCTGGCTGATGCATGACTCCTCGACAGCGGAGGTGTACGTGGCTCTCCCGATCACGCTGCCATAGACCTTGCAGGAGGGCTGGCCATCCAGGAAGCGCGTGGGACTTTTCCTGTGAACA